GTGCCCAAAAGATGACTATTTTAGGCAATAATGTTGGTATTGGTACAACTAGTCCTTCAGCACCTCTAACCATTGGCTCAGGAGCAACAAGACGCGGATCATATTCAGATTTATTAATTGCTCCAGGTGGAGATAATGCTCAAATTGAAATGTGGGGAGCAAATACCAGTTTTGCTATAAGTCATTTTGATAATGATAGACTTGGAATCTACAGTAATGTATCTGGTAGTTGGAACGAAAGCAGAGGTATCACTATAAAAGCCGATGGTAACGTTGGTATTGGTACTAATAGTCCAGGAACATCTATGCATCTCTTCAATGGGACTCAAGCAAGATTTGCTATGCAAAGTTCGTCACGTAGATTTGATTTAATGGCTGATGGCGATGGATTTACTATCAGAGATCAAAGTGCAGCAGTAAATAGATTTAAAATTGACACAAGTGGCAACGTTGGTATTGGTACAACAGATCCTGACAATTACTATGCCAGAGATCTTGTGGTCAATGCCGCAGATGAAGGCGGTATAACTATTGTTAACGATACTAGCCACCAAGGCTATTTGATGTTTGCTGATGGAACATCTGGTGCTGAAACATATCGTGGTTACATAGGTTACGATCACGCCATCGACCATTTGCAAATAACTTCCGGTGGTATTGTAAAGTTTCTTGTAAATAATAATCAAGAAAAAATGAGTATAACAACAAGTGGTGTTATTCAAGGTGCTAGCGATGCTGAGATAAAAACATCTCCAATTCGCAAGCACAGTAATACGATAAGTACTAACACAACAATTGACTCTAGTGAAAATGCAATAGCAAGCGGCCCAATCAGTGTAGCTACTGGAGTCACACTTACAATTAACGGAAATATGACGGTGGTATAAATGGCAGGAATACTAACAGTACAAACACTACAAGGACCCACATCAGGCAGTGATGCTAACACAGTATTAATGGCCAATGGACATAACTTTCATGCACCTGGTTGTATGGTACAGTTTGAACATGCAAGACATGATCCTGGTAGTACGAATACTTCTTCAACTAGTTTGGTAGATACAGGGTTAACTCTAAATATTACCCCCAAGTTTTCTAATAGCTATTTTTATATTATTGCTAGTATGTATGAATCATATTCCAATACCGCTAATAGTACTATTCAATATGCTATAAACAGAAATGGCACTATTATTGGTGATCATCAAGGGGCTACTATCGGTTATCAAAGTACAAACCCACATTATTGGAATACAACTCTTACGTTCGTAGATACACCTAATACTGCAGGCGTACTAACTTATAAAATTCAAGCAAAATCTCCTTATGGTCACACAGTTACTTATAACTCTGACCATACTCAATCACACCTTCAAGTAATGGAGATTGCAAGATGAGTACTATGTATGTTGATACAATCAATGAAAAAACCAGCGGTAATGGTGTAATAATTCCTGGGCATGTTATACATTGTGAACAGCAAAAAGGCACAGACACATTTTCATCTAGTAGTAGTTCTTGGGTAACTTCTGGTGTATCCTTTAATTACACTCCTAAGCATACAACTAGTTTAATAGTTTGCCAAGTTCAAGTAGCGGTATGGCGTTCTAGTACATCAGCATATGCTGGTGTTCGTGTAGTTAATAGTGGAGGTAACACAGGAACTAAAGCTACATGGGGCGATATGTATTATAATGGCGGCGGAGCAATCTCTTGGGATACTAACTATCAATTTAGTTATATTTCAGGAACTACATCACAAGTAACACATACGTTTCAAATATATCCAGCTGGAGGCGCTGTATGGTTTCCAAATAACGCACCTACATATTCTCCAGATAGTCGTTGGGTAGCAACAATAACAGAGGTCGCACAATGAGCAGTATATTAAAAGTTGATACAATACAGACCGCCGCAGGTGCTACACCAACTGTTACAGACTTAGGAGTAACTATGCCTGCTGGCTCATTAGTTCAAACAGTAAAAGCTAGTAGTGCCGGTAGTGCAGAGGGCAGTACAGCAATTACAACCAGTTCTGGATCATGGACTGATATGGATACTTTTACTATAAACACGTCTGGTAGTTCTCAATTAATTTGTTGGATGTTTCATACTCAGGCAACTAGAGCGAATACTAATAGTAATTTTAGATTTAATCTTTTTATTGATGGGGTAAGTACAGGTTTAGGAAATGAAAATAACTCAGTTTGGTATCATGAAGGTTATGGGTTTGCTGCTGGATCAAGGGAAGCACCAAAAGGTTATTTTGGTACTAATACGTTGTCAGCAGGAGCTCATGAAGTTAAGTTTACCTTTGCTATGTATGGTGGAGCAAATGGAACTGTTAAGTTTCAAAATACAGCAATACGATATTTGATACAAGAAATTAAAGTTTAAACAAGGAAAATAAAATGACAGACATAGCAACAGCATTAACAGAATTGGGGATTACGGAGTGGGTACTGCGTGGTGAACCAACAACAGAAGCAGAATTCACAACCATGTACGCCAAAGTAACTGGCGCAGATGCAAATGGTTCAGCAATAGAAAGCCAAAACCCAAGTGACTGGGGAACAACATGGGCAGAAGTATCAGCTAAATTAGACGAACTTACGTCAGCAGAGCCCATGCGTTTACTACGTGAAGAACGTGATAGATTAATTGCAGCCACAGATTGGTGGGCCAGTAGTGACTTAACTATGACAGATGAACGCACAGCATATAGACAAGCACTGCGTGATATCACAGACAGTGCAACATCGCTCGATGATGTAACATGGCCAACAAAACCGGAGTAATATAATATGCCACTAGTGTTAGACGGAGATACAGGAATTGTAGGAGTATTGCTTACAGATGCAAACGGCAATGTCACGTTTGACACAAACACACTGTATGTAGACGCTCCTAATAATAGAGTTGGTATTGGTACGACATCACCAAATAGTAACTTACATATTAAAAGTACCGGTGATGTAAAATTAACTTTAGAAACTGATGAAGACAACGATTGTTGGATTAACCTAAGTGGTGCCACATCCGAAGCTAGTATTGGATATGAACCAGCTTCTAATAGTTTGAGATTTGCAAACGCCGCTGACGGAGTAACGTCTAACGTCAGGATGACTATTGATGCTAGCGGAAATGTTGGTATTGGTACGACGAGTCCTGACGCTTTACTACACGTACAACACACATCTGTAAATCAAGCATTTATTGTAGCTAATCGATATAATGATACTAGTACAGGTTCAGACTTTAGAGCCATATTCGCAGTAGCTGAAGCAGACCCGCATAGTGCTGGTACTACTGCAACTATTATTGGTAACCATAATAGACATATACACATAGGTCCATATTTTGGTCCAGATGGTACAACTAATGCAACAGGTGCAAACCTAACATTACTATCAACAGGTAACGTTGGTATTGGTATAGATACTCCATCAGCTAAATTGCATATTCAAGAAGGTTCTTCTGGAGGCAGCTTAACAGAAGCGTTTAGAATTTCAGATAGTTCATATACAAACATAGCAATGTATTCGGGTGGTGCCGATGGGGAAATTAAAATTGGTGCAGCTGGTCAGTTAAGAGGTTCATACAAAGCTCAGTATGCTGGAACAGGTGGTTCTTATAATTTTAATATCGGCACAAACGCAACAAATGCTATTACAATTGACACATCTCAAAAGGTTGGTATTGGTACAAATACTCCAGGTGAAAAACTACATGTATATGGATCTGGGGAACAGTTTATTAAATTAGAAACTACAACTACGGGTTCTGCAGCATTTGTTGGTTTGAGAATGCAAGACGGAGATGGTGACCTGGGTAGTATTGGTGATTTTGGTTCTGGACGAAGAGCATTTATGTTAGACACTGGTTCAGGTGTTGATATGATGTTCTTTACAAACAACCAAAATAATTCGGCTAACACGCCAAGAATGACCATCAGTAGTTCTGGTAAAATAGGTATTAATACACTACCTCTTGCTGACACAACAGGCACACTTCATGTTGGTGGCGGATTGTCTGTTGGATCTGGCAATCACGCAGGGTACCACGTATTTTCTCAACATGAAGGAAATGTTCCATCTAATACTACTCGTGATGTATTGCAGTTTGAAGGTCCAGCTTATGCTCGGTATATGACTGTTACAATTTCTGGTTATCTGTGTAGAAAGGAACAATATTTTTCAGGATATCAGTCTTGGGACGGAGCTTCAAATGGTAATAATGTTGGTAGTACAGTAAATGGAACGACTACATTTAGTAACGGAACAAATTCATCAGATTCTAGAGCTAAAATACAACTCGAATGCTCGGCTGTATCAGGAACATCAGGACACCCTAGATACAAATTAAAGCTAATCACAGGTGGTGTGACTGGACAACTTTATGATACGACTGTTGTTGTTAAATTTTATAATCCGCCTTTTTATCCGACTTATCTATAATTTAAAGAAAGATAAAACATAGCACTAACTAAAATTATATCAAACGTATTTGATGCTTGTGCTGTTGACTCTAATGTCTCTTAGTTAAGCATAAATATGTGTAGCAGACTAGGATACACATATGGCATTAAACTTTCCTTCAAACCCAACAAATGGTGATACGTATGTAGCCTTGGGCCGCGGCTGGAAATACAACAGTACCGCAGGCGTATGGGAAGCATTAATAAATGTAAGCACAGCATTTGATACCGACGATATAGACGAAGGTACCGCAAATCTATTTCAAACAGACGAACGTGTAGACGATAGAGTCAGCAACTTAATTACTGCTGGTACTAACATCACTGTCAACTATGATGATGTTGGCAACAGTCTTACTATTAACAGTAGTAACACAGGCGGATATGATCTTTCCAACAATGACACTGATGATCTCAGTGAAGGTACCACTAACTTATATCATACAGATGCTAGAACAAGAGCCGCTGTAAGTGCTACTACTGGATCAGCAGGATACAATAGTTCAACAGGTGTGTTTAGTATTCCTGCAAATACATCTCAAGTTTCTGAAAGCGGAAACTTATACTTTACA